TAGCTCACCAGCCGGTAGGTGTCACCATCCATGACCGGACTGGACCCGTCTGCCGGATAAAAAGACAGCAGCCGGGAAACCCCCGTGATACGCCCTATCACATCCAGCTGCTGCCCGATTGCCAGGTCAAGGTCAAACGCCTCCAGAACCTCCTGCAATACACTTGCATGGGTCAGTCCTTCCGACAGTAACCATAGCAGCCAGCTGGTCAGCTTCGGCTTTGTTTTGTACTCGGACGTCAGCAACCGCCGGTACCCGTCCAGCAGCACATCATCGTCACCGCCAATCAAAAACTGCCGTGTGGTCAGAATCGTTTCTGTCCACCCTTCCGCACCGGTCAACACCAGGTCATACAAATACGACCCATACGGCAGCACCGCCGTGTCATCCGTCCCGAACGGAATCACCGGCGTAGATACCACCTTCCGGATCAGATTCTGCTGGCTGTCAATAGACTGCCGCACCGTAAAGGTCAGCGTGTCTCCGGGCAGCATCTCATACGGAGAACTGTCCGCCCTCCGCACCTCGACCGGAATATCCACCGGATACCCGCGAGCTATCCGAATATTAAAATTGTCATCAACCTCATACAGCATGACCTACACCCCCACCGAGATGTGCGCCAGCTCAATGGTCGCCACTTCCTTATACCCGATAGCGATATCGCTCGCCGCCTGCGAGCCGGCTGTCCTACCGATCCGCACCGAAGCCACGCCAAAATTCGGGTGTTTTACGTCCGGATTCACCGCGATTGCCACCCCGGTAAGCAGACTCACCGACACGTCTGCCGAAATATCAAACCCGGTCAGATAGTCATATATGGCCTGTTTCACTTCATCGGCCATGGTCGACAGATACCCGGAATACGGCGTCAGCGTAACCGTCACATGAATAGGTACCGCGGTAGGCCGGTAGAACCGAATTACATTGGCATACCCCCCGGCATCCGTGATCGATGTGCTGATATCCCCGTTGGTATAGCACCCGACGCCCTTATGCCGCAGGATCGCATCCGCAATAGTCTCCGTATCGCCACCCTCGACCACACAGGTAATGCTGTGCGGCGGCAGCCCGTACGGATTGGTCTCCGCATTGACCGCCGCACTGTTGGTGTCATTCTCATACACGGCCAACCGCTGGACGTTATCAATCGCCGCAATAGCCGCATAGGTTCCTGCCAGCATGGTCTGCGATGGGCCTGCCACAGAAGCCGTCTGCCGGACCCGCAGCTCCCCATCCGTTTCCTGTAATTCCCCGGGAACCGCAGGCGCCGGATTGGTTACACTCAGCCACCCATAAGTGGGCGTGTTGATATTGACCAGCTCCCCGGCACTCGCAGCCACAGGCCCGACCTCGCTGCACGTTGCCGTGACCGTTACACTCCCGGACGTCGGGATGGAAACGTTGGCCGGCAAATTCCACACCGTGCCATTGGCATCTGTGACCGAACCATTCACGATCTGCGTGTACGGTGTGCCGGTAATGACCACATCTGCCGTGGACCGGCTGCCAGGTTTTCGTGCAATGCCGTTGATCTTGACCACGCCATCCAGCCCGACACCCACAGCCGTAACCGGGCTCCGGCTGTTATAGGCCATCGCTACGCCCTGCAGCGTGTCGTATGTTTTCAGCGCAAAAATGGATATCAGCTGATAATCCGCGCTGTCATTTTCGAGATAAATATCTTCCCCGAAGATGGACTTCGCACCGTTCACCATATCATCGACTATGTCCTGATAGGTCGGATAATGGAAGCCCGTCTCATCGATATAAGGCGCAAAATAAGCCATCAGCCCGCCTCCTTCACATTAGACACATATAACTCCCCATAGACCGTCTCAACAGCCGCCGTGAAGCTATACGCGCGTTTATTGCGGTCGAACGTGGAATCAAACTGGGTGATACCCAGCACATCCCGGGTGTCCCCGATCCGTTGCCGGAACACAATATCGACCGCCTGCAGATGCTGTTCAGACCCGGACCCTGCCAAGACCTTTTCAAAGAGCGGCAGTCCGTCCTGCTGGTCCTCCCACCATTCGCCATACAAAAGTAAAAGCCGGGATTTGACCGCCTGTCCGACGGCCTCCCGGCCTGTTAAATAATCATTCTTCCCATGCCCAAAAACATAATCCCAATTTTCATCAAGTCGCCTGTTCAGCACGCTACTCCACACCTCCTGACGTCCCGCTGCCGGTATCGACACCGGTGTGTTTGTGCCCCAGAAAGCTCCGCCCGTCAATGGTCGTCTGTCCCCCGGAGATAGTGACCTTCCCGGTAATGTTCACATTCCCACCGCCGGTCCCGGTCGTATTAATGGCCCCGGCGTCAATATTGACCACCGACGCCTTTATGTTCACCACAGAGCCATTCAGCTCCACATACGCGCTGCCTGCATCATTCCGCAGCTGACAACTGTTTGTGGAATACCCTGAAACTTTCCGCGGCTGGCTCCATGGCCCCGGAATCGCAAACGCATCCGACAGGTCATGACGCCGGGTATCGATCTGGTTCTGCACGCCACTGTTCTGCCACCACGCATCGATGCAGTTATCCCCATAGACCACCAGCACCTCATCCCCTGCCGTGATAGGCAAAGTCAGGCAATACCCTCCTGCCCGTGGGAACACGATTGGCACATCCAACAGCAGCGGAATCTCCACCCAGTTTTCTACGCCGTCCTCGTTCATTCTCTCCCGGATGGCCACCTGCACAGTGACCGTCTGCTGGCTTGCATCGTACGCCTGCACGATCCCGGGAGCCGCCACCCGGATCTTGTTCATCGTCTGCCGCTGCCGCATCAGGTCCATGCGTTCCGGCAACGGATTCATCTCATCCAGACTAATCATGCGCCCTCCTTATGAACCATTCGCATACGTGCCGCCATTGGTTAAAATACCCGGCAGCGATGCCGCGCCATACCGGCTCAACCCAACGATGTCGGTATACCAGTCATTGCCCCGGGTATCACCCCGGTGGGTGACCTCAATGGCCTGATAGATCCATTCGTCATCCAGCGGCAACTGTTTCTGTCCCGGCATCAGCGTGGCCTCTTTAATTTCCGAGCGCGCGATCTTAATCTTGGTCATCAGCTTGATGGACGGATTCAGCAGCACCCGGAAATTCAGCCCGTTGGTGGTCTGCTGCGGTACGCCTATCAGCCCCGTATACGGGTCAATGACCAGCGCCTCATCATCCGCCACATCCGTCAGCTTATACAGATTCACCTGCCCGCCGTCCATAAAATAAAGGGCATTGTTCCCCCGGCAGATATCCTCCACATAGTCCCACGTGCGGCCGAAAAACACCTTGCCGCGCGGCAACGCCTGCTCGCTCAGCCCGTCGGTCACGTGTGCCGCCGGAACCGGAACCGTGCCATCGTTGCAGACCGCATCGAAAATCTGCCGTTGGTTCATGCCCTTGTTCATCGACTTTTGAATGTAGTTAAAATTCAGCGGCTGGTTTCCGTCGATGCAGGAAAGAGTCAGCACATAGTCTGTGTTGGTCTCCTTATACCGCGACGGATACACCACCTGCCCGTCAAAAATCACACCATACTGCCCGGCCGTCGCCACGTCCGGCGCAGAACTCCCGCCCATAAAGGACGTATTCTGTACATACCCGTTGAACTGGTCTGCGCCCATCGTGCCCTCATACCCAGCCTCAATAATGACCCTGTCCCCATCGTTGATGATGAGCTGCTCGGTATCATTGGCCAGATTATAAATCCGCAGCACTGCATAGGACGCACCCTGGCTCCGACGCTTATGCACCTCAAACGTGCAGTGCAGATCTGACACATCCAGCGCGGCCTTATCGTTTTTGTCGGTGATCAAGATGCGATATTTCCGCAACCACAGATAATTACTCATCGCCATCACCCCAGACCAACACGAACGTAGACCCCAGCGTTTTATTGTCAGGGTGCTGCAGCTCCGTGGGAAGCTCCTGAATAATATACGCCTCTCCAACCCCAAAATAGCCCATCTGCCCCAGAATGTCCGTCCCTAATACCAACGGTACCCCTGCCGCCAAAACCTCGCTCGTGGCGAGTTTTGTGAGGTCTGCGAGCCATATATCATACCGGTCCAGATACCGCAGCCGCAGCTCCAGACTTACGTTGTTCTTTTTTCCATCATCCGACCGCAAGGTCAGCTTAAAACTCTGGTATGAATCGGGTGCGCAGATCAATGGAATTTCAGAATACATTACTAACGCACCCCCCACCAGCCAGCCTCTTCAGCCTTTTTTAAAACCGTTTTCTTTCTTTCTTTCGGCTGCACTTCGCCCCGGTGTGTTCCCGTGCCTGTCGTCCACTGCCGTGCCGATACTTTTGTCACCGCCACGGATGCCACCAGCACCTCCCGCATGGCTACCGTGCAGGTCAGGCCATACAGCATGGTCGGGTCATCCGGTGCGCTGATGTTCTCTATCAGCATGTTCTGGTAACTCCCCAACCGGGTCAGCACCGAGAACGGAATCCGTGACCGCTGCAGATCTAACAGCCTGCGGTAAGCCGAAACAGATTTTGTATAGGCCGTGTTAAACTGCCCCGGATACCTGGACGCCATCGCATCCGACATCTTGATCTCCATCGTGATCCGGGTCGGTTCCCGGAATGCATGGTCCGAAATATTTGTGCCATTCTGCACCGGATGGGAAGTGATGGTCAGCTGCTCCTCCGTATCCACATGGACAACGGCATCAAAAAACAGCCCGCCGATATTGGTCTTGACCAGAACCATCTGCGCGGCATCCATATTCGTCTGCCATTCCCGGGGACGGTAGCCTTTATCGTCCCCGTTCTTGACCGCAGAACCCATGCCGGTCCATACAGAACCGAGCCCAAACAGACCGCCAATCTGCCCCAGCACATCGCCAACATTCAGTCCTTTAGGCTCACCGAAACATCCGCCGCCGGTAGACCCGGTCGGCATAAACGCACTGAAAAAGCTCATACTACCGGCCTCCTCATGTTACGCGCCTGGATATTCATCAGCGCAGAATCCAACCACCCGGTCATGCCATCCTTGACCGCCCCAGCAATTTCCTTCGGGGAAGCATTGCTTCCAGCCACGTTGATATTGATTACCGGCGTGCCCATGTCGATAGCATAGGAATTGGATGTCCCACCGCCTGCCTGTGGCAAAATAGGTGTTTCATCGCGCCCAGCGGCATAACTGTTGTCAGCCACCGTCATGACAGGAATGTCAAACTTAGGAATTTGCATCTGCGGTATGTTGATGTCCGGTATCCTGATATCAGGAAACGGCGGCATACGCATCC